TGTCAAGATGTAGAAAGCATCTGAATCAGTTAGGTAGTTGTTCACTCTATAACCTTGAGGAACCATACCCATAGATACGATTGCGTTTACATCGTTGTCAGCTGTTCCAGTTCTACCTTGAGATTTCATCAATCTCTCAGCTGTAAACTGAAGCTCAGAAGGAATTATCATTTTAACTCCTCTTGCTGCAACTCTAAGACCTCTTTCGTCAGTCATCTTACCGATGTCGATAAGAGCCTGCTCTAAAGATGTTTCGTTCAAGTCAGATGGTGTAGCCAACTCATTACTGAAAGATCCAGCAATAGTTGGGTGATCGTTAGCCATTAAAGCTTTTCCATCACCAGCCAAGAAAGTTGTGAAACCATTAATTAATGGGTCAACAGCTTTAACTTGTTTAGCATTTGACATTGATCTAGCTAAAGCTTTTGTATATCTAGAAGCTAATCTATCGTAGAGATTATCTTCGATAGCTTCTTCTGTGATTGCAAATGCTAGAGCTACAGTCTCATGAGTGTATCTCGCTGTAAAAGTTTCTTGTGCATCATCGTAAGATACGCCAGCACCTTCTGCTTTTACGTTTGCGTTAGCGAAACCAGATAACATTACTTCCTCTTCGAAAGCTCTGTCAGATGATTCCTCGTTATAAATTTCAGCATGCTGATTTTCATAACGTTTGTACTCCAGCCCAAATAGTGCATTTAGGCCTGGTTCTAGTTCTTTAACTAGTTGTGATCGTGATATTGCCATTTCTATTTGCTCCTATTATTGCCAACTAACAGCGTTAGTTAAGTATTGGTTAAGGTTCTGACAAACTACAACTGTAGCATTTGCTAATGCTGTGTCGTTGTTTTCAGGATCTTCAGCCGATCTTAATAATCGCCATTGGTTCGCGTTGTTTGAAATACCACCAGTTGTTAACTGTTTGCTCGATTGACCAGAAGTGTGACTTCCAGCTGGAGCACCAGCTGTAACACCTACAGTTTTTCCGAAGTTAGCTTGAGCGACTGCGCCGTCAATACCAGCTACGTATAACTGTAAAGGGTTATCAATAACAAATGCAGTGATATCCTCACTATTTGCTGGAGTAATAGGTTGTGCATAAGAATTTGCGAATGTAGGCTTCAAAGTTGTAGCCGCATTGTAGAAAATTCCATTTAGCACACCGATTGATTTGTCAGTAACAGCGGCTTCTGCAGTTTTCATGTATCCAACTTTAGACTGAATTACAGTCCCTTGGAACAGGTCAACATTATAACCGGCGTCAATGAAGTATTTGCTTTGTCCACCATTTGAAACGTTGCTTCCAACAGTTCCAGTAGGGATTAGACCAAAGCCAACAGTGTTTCTATTTGCCATAGTTTATTACTCCTTATGTACCTGCCGTCGTAAAACGGCCTCCAGTACGGTTTATATTAATTCAGTGATTTGAAAAAATTATTTTTTCGTACCACCGAAGGTTACACGAGATTGCCTTTCAACATTGATAGGCATTCTATTATCCTGCTCCTTCATAAGATCGTTATCTATTGCTTCGTTTCGTTCCTTATGTCTATTAGACATATATTCTTGACGTTGCTGCGCGATCTCTGTTGGTACCTTTGCAAGTAAAAGGCCACCGACCCCAACTACCCCCTTGTATTTCCCGTCTTCGAGAACTGGATAATCGCTTGCGTTTTCAATTTCGTCGGCACGAACTAATTCATAACCTTCTCTTAAACGTCCAGTTATGTTTTTCGTATCTTGAAATCCTACGACTTCAGCTCTTCGAGTGGCACACCTAATTTTTTCGCTATTGCGACTTGAGACGATGTGAGTCTCACTTGTTTGCGACCTGGCTTTACGCTTCTTGTAGCTGAAGCAACTGTCTGAACAGGAGCGGCCGATTGCTTAGTTTCAGTATTACCAAATTTATGGGGAAAGTCAAGTTTGATTCTTTTATCAACTTCCTCATAATACTCATCAGAGTTAGGATCAAATCCTTCATTATTAACTAAATCCTTATGGATTTCAAAAGCAGTGTAAGTCATGGCTCTATCTTTACCAAACCATGCATTTCTACCTGCCCATGCTTCCGCTTTAGGATCTTGACTAAAATTATCAGACGGCTCTTGATATCTAGGCGCCCTCTGGGATTGATCAACAACAGGTTTCTCTGCCTGTTTTATCTCTCTACCTTCTTTAGCTTCTGAAAGTTTTGCATTCTCAAATGCGAGTGTTGCAATTCTTTTATTAGCTTCAACTTGAGCTTTGGCATCACCAGATTCGATAGCTGCAGCTAATTCTTTTTGTGCAGCTTCTAAACCAGTACTAATACTAGTCTCAAATTTTTTCATGTAATCAGAATCCGTTTTTTCAAAACGTTTTTCTAATAACTGTCTTTTTTCTTCTACAGCTTGTGCATACTCAACAGCAGCTTTTTCTCTTCGTTCTGCTTCTCTCATTTTACGAGTTAATTTCGCAATACGAGATTGTACACCTTTACTGTAATCCTCTAATTTTTCATCATCTTTTGTTTCTTGTTTAGTTTCTTCTTGTTTTGTTTCTACTGTTTCATTTTCCGGCGCATCTGTTTCTACAACAGCTTCGTCTTTTGTTTCTTCAATATCAATTGTAGCATCAGGTCCTGATGTATCAATATCAACTGTTTTCTTTTCTTCTTCTGGCATAGTTACTCCTTCCTATGTTTAGAACTCATGCAAGATGTCCTCTGGACTATCAATTGTTGC